CTCGTTGAAAGAAGTGGCCTGTGGGATTCCAGGAAGCCCTATTGGGTGCATGGATCTCAGCAAGTCCTCAGGCATTGGTGGCAAGAAAGGTGATTACATCATTAATGATGGTTACGCCTCATATGATGAAGGCGCAATCCATTTGGCGAGGGACTTTGTCCCAGAGGTTTATGAGGATCACCAGAACTTGATACAGTGCCTAAAAGAGCGTAGAAATCCTGGTCTGGCCCCAAGTGCATTCTTGAAGGATGAGCTTCAGAAACCCGGTAAGGAAGTCAGGAGTGTATACAATTCTCCATTGCAGCTCTACTGCATTTCAGCCTCATACTTGAAGGCTGCGCTTGAAGTAATCAATTGGGCTCCAGGTTGGTTTTACACAGCCATTGGCATGAATCCTACGGGTGAGGATTGGTATGAGTTCTGCAAAGACTTTGCCGATGAACGCTTCATCGGAAATGCATTTGATCTTGACCAGACAAATTTTGATTGTTCACAGTCTCCTTTCGTAAGGATTTTCTCCAGCAACATATTTTACGAGATGAACAAGGAATTGGGGTTTGACGCAGAGAGCTTGGACATTCTTAAACATCTTTTAGCCGCTCTTGATGATGCCCCCATCAACGTCTATGGCTGTCTCATTTATCTTTCCAATCTTTTGGCTTCTGGCTACCTCTACACTGCTCATCGCAACGGTCTTATCGGGATTCTTCTCATGATCTACGACTTAGTACGATTTTGTTACAACAAGGGCATTGAGGTGGACCTTGAGCGTGATCTCGCAGCCAGGACTTTGGGCGATGATCTAGTTGGGGCCGTGTCTACCCATTTGCGAAACTTGGGCTGGACTCAGCAGCACTTGGTTGAGAGCGGCGCACACTGGGGCCTGAAGATCACCACAGCAGACAAGGATGATAATTTTGTCTTCAAGAAATTTGAGGAAACAGAATTCCTGAAGCGGTATTACAATTATCACGAAGAACTTCAGATGAATGTCCACGTCACAGGACCCAAATGCTACCTCCAACCGTTCCATGCCAACGTGAGAGGCAAGGAATGGGAACCAAATCAGTATTATATCGACTTAG